AGCCTATTCAAAAAGGCGTTGTGGCGTTTTTGGCTGTAATAGCTGTTATAGGTCCTCTCTTGATTGCAATAGGTGCGGTTGTTTCAGCAGTTGGCACAGTTGCAGCAGCATTCGGTGCAGGCGGTGCTCTTGCGGGAGCTATCTCTTTTGTGTCTGCAACATTATTACCCGCTTTAAGCACGGCATTTGGAATTGTTGCATATACAGTAATCCCTATTTTGATAGAAGCACTTGGGATCCTGATTACTCCTTTTGGGTTGGCAGCGGTTGCCATTGCTGCTCTTGCTCTTGCATGGAAAAACAACTGGTTTGACATTCAAGGAAAAACGAAAGCTGCGGTTGATTTTGTTAAAACACAATGGGATAAGTTCACGTCGGAACTTGGTAGATTACCTGGGGTCGTGTCTACATCGTTTAGTACATTATCGGGCATATTTTCAAGCAGTTGGAATTCTATAAAAACGTATCTTTCGACTGCATTAACTGGCATAATCACGGATCTACAGAACTGGGTTTCTAAGCAAAATGAGAGATTTAACAATGCTATTGCCTCGATAAACACATTAAAAACTCACGCTGTAGCAAAATGGACTGAGATAAAAACAGCGATAAAAACAAAACTAACTGAATTAATTAATGATATTCAAACCTGGATCGCAAATCAGGTAACAAAATATAATGATGCTGTAGTAAAAATAAATACATTCAAAACTCAGGCCATTGCTAAATGGAATGAAATTAAAACCGCGATTAAAACTAAATTTAATGAACTTATTGCAGACGCTCAAACATGGATATCATCGACGGTTTCAAAATTAAATGATATGGTTTCAAGGTATAACACATTTAGTACACAAGTCATTTCAAAATGGATTGAGATCCGGACAGCCATCCGGACCAAACTTGAAGAAATTGTTAATGAAATACGAAATAAAGCAGTTAGTATAGAGTCTGCTATAAACACTATCGTTACAAAAATCAAAAATAAAGTATCTGATTTTAAAAATGCTGGCGCGGCTATAATTCAAGCAATAAAAGACGGAGTCGAATCTAAAATCCAATCTGTGAAGGATTCAATCAATGGACTTCTCACATGGATCGACAAACACATGCCCCATAGTCCTGCTGAGGAAGGACCACTCTCAAGGTTACCTGATTTCAGCGCATATGTGACTCAACCACTTTCAAAAGCTGTATCAACAGCAAAATCCACCGCGAAAGGGGCAGGGAGTTCTATTATTGACTCAATTGCATCTAGTTTTAAATCTGCTGCAAAAAAGGTCCACAATGCCGCTTCTTCTGCATTGTCAAGTGTAAAGAAACTCTTACCTCATAGTCCTGCTGAAGAAGGGCCATTCTCAGAAATTCCGAACTGGGACAGTATATTTCTCGATCCAATGAAAAAATCAATTTCAGAAGTCAGTAAACTCTCTATACCACTTTCAAATGCCCTTTCAAACATACGGAGTCCTCTTGATCAAGATATAAATGGTCTAAAAAGTGTGTCATCAATATCAAATTCCAGCACTTATGAAGGGAGCACATATAGTATAGGTCCGAATTATGTCAGGAACGATTCAGACCTTCAGGCAATAATAAGCGCGGTAAAATCGAGTATAGCAGACGATAGACGCAGGAAAGGGATATTCTCATGAGTACGGTTTCATTTGCAGGGGTGACCCTAATAAACTGGCAAACTCCAAAAAAATCATTTACGCGGGCTACAAGAGAAACTGAACTCCTTTCCGGGGATATCCATGTTTCGAGGTCTCCGAAAGTCATTGAATTTCCTAAAACATTTCTTTGTTATGCGGCTACAGACAATGAAATGGGAATTGTCGAAGATCTTATTAATGAAAATTATTCAACTCTCATAATTGATGGAGCCAGTTACTTGGATTGTTACGTTTATCAAATTTCCGATATCTGGGAAGTAAACGAAGGGTCTGGTAAATGGACATATTCAATTGAATTTAGACAAGCGGATGTGTATTGATGGGAACGATTACAAATACCGGGCTTGAATTCATGGCTAAACTCATAAATGGTGTAGCCAGTAACGAATTTACTTACATCGCATTAGGGACTGACCCAACAGCAGAGAACTCCGCGGATACAGATTTAGGCGCGGAAAATACTACGAATGGATCTGCGAGAAAACAGGCAACATGTACTTATATTTCTCCTGGGACAGCCTCTTGGAATGCTCTTTTTTCATTCACTGGAAGTGTTACCGTTAGGGAAATAGGCATTTTCGACGCTCCAACGGGGGGTAATCTCCTGTATAGAAGAGTGCTTTCTGCAAATCGTTCATACTCAGACGGTGATGCTGCAGAATTCACAATAACACATACTTTTGCGAGGGCTTAAATGGCACTAGCTAAGACTCCCCAGACTCTTATTTCCAATACTACGATTACAACCAGTACACCGGCTGTATCTGCATTAAGTGTGGACCTTTCTGGAGCTATAGACTTCGCGATAGGTTACACGATTTCATTTAGCGCAAGTGCTATATCTACCGGATATGCCAGGATTGAACTGTATGCAGATCCAACCGGGGCAAACCCATCTTTTTCAATAGGCTCCTATGATGATCCTGTAGACTCCTATGATATCCAGGTAGACGCCGGGCGCACGGTTAACGGGGTTGTGCAGATGAACAGGTCCGGTAAATACGCAAAAGTGAGAGTTGTCAATTCTTCCGGGCAGAGTATAACAGGTGTTAATATTTATGCAATCGTGCAGGCCCAGGCATGACTAATATTTATTCTCTATGGAAGTATAAATATCAGTTAACTATTCAAAATCCTTCGAGTACCGAAGGTTTTCAGGCTTCGTTTATGCTTCGTTTCCTGCCTGGGATGCGGTACGACTTCAGGGATATTCGTTTTGCAGATAAAAGAGGAAATCGACTTTATTATACAATTGAATATTATACTCCGTTTTCATCGGCTAAAGTATGGGTTCGGCTTCCGGCAAACGATACTGAAATCTACATCTACTATGGCAATGGAAAAGCAGTTTCAGAAATAAATAGCAGTAGGGTCTTTGATTTCTACGATGGATTTACCTCTTTAAGTTCTTCAAAATGGACTGTAGTACATGGTTCAGCCTCGGTTTCAGATGGAAATCTCTTAGTTGGGCATACTTCTCTTAATAGTATTATAGAAAGTGTTCAGACCTTCGCTCCGGGTGTACTCGTTGAAGTTCGGGCATACCATCCAGCGATAAACCGGACAATGGTAGGATTTAGGAGCACGTCAACACAAAAAGCGTGCTGTTGGCATGGGACTGTTCTTGGTGATTCTACCTATAAGGATTATAGATTCACTCACAATGGGTCTTCTGGAACTTGGACAAGTGACGGAGTAAGCAGGGGAGGCACAACGTTTTATACGTATGGCGTCGTGAACCTCATTTCCAATGTAAAACATTATATAGACGGTTCTCTCAGGGGCACTGCAACTTCTACTCTTCCGGGCAATGTGAGTCTTCCAATTCATTTTTACTCCGAATATAACAAGGGAAATCTAGTTGTAAATTGGGTAAGAGTCCGAAAATATACAGCTACAGAACCTATAATAGCACTTGGTAAAAAGTACATTCAAAATACTAATGGATTCCTTCAGCAGAGGGATTTCTTTTCAGATGAAGTATCCACTCTAGTTTCTACAAATGCCTCCATACATGACTATTTCGTTGATTCGGTTACAACTTACGTCAGAACCGGATTCATGATAGGACAGCCGGACCCCATAGATGATTCTGTGATTACTGAAGTTACTTCAGCAGATGGGGAAATTATAGAAAGAAGAGAACTTAGAGACTATTCTTTAATTTCTTGTGACATCACAAAATCAATATCAGATGCTTACATGCAACTTTCGGCTGAATTCTCGGATGATGTAGTTCAGGGCGAAGGATCGACAGTAAAATACTATGCTCATGACCCATTAGAAGGTATTGAAAACTTCCCACTTTATACTGCAGATGGATATCCGGTTTTCACAGACGATGGTTATCCTGTTCTTACATCTGAAATACCTGACGGATTCCCTCTTTATACTGCAGATGGGTATCTTATTACAACCGACGATGGATACCCGATTTATACAGATGATTATTATTTACTTCCGTTTTCAGGAAACTTGCTTTTTATTGGAAAAGTGATTTCCATTACTCCTTCTGTTTCATTCATGGGAAACACTGCCCGGATGTTTGCAGCCGATCTTTCCAGAAACTTATCTGTGCAAAAAATACCCTGGAATTATCAGGTAATCTCGCTAAATGATACTTTTTCCCGGTGGGACCTCTGGATTTCGGAATTAATAGGAACTTCAAAAACCGGAGTAAGAACCGGGAATATAATAGATTCTGGAAAACCTGATAAGCAGTTTGTTTTTGACCCAAAAACGAGCAGATTTGAGGTTATTAAGAAAATCTCTGAGTACATGGAATGTATTCTCCACGTAAAAATAAAAGAGCACGCAGTAGACAATAATCCTGTACTTTCCCCTACAGTGTACCTCGTTCCTGCTGCAGACATTGACCAGGAATACGGAGGTTTTGACCTCCCTGATCCTATAGAATTCATTGCTCCCGATCCATCAATAATAAACGAACCTGAAATTACCGGAGAGCAGGACGAGAAATATAATAAAGTGATTATATACGGAACTCTCACAAGCACGGGAGAAACAACTGTTGCGGCTGCCTATACTCCTGCAGTATTCGAGGGGCAGGAGATGGCAAGAGAGTATATAGTCAATGATAATAACATCGAAGAAAAAGGAAGTACTGCAGCGATAGAAGCGATAAAATGGCTTCTCTATTTTACTGCACCGAGGGCAACCGTTTCTATAAAGTTCGTTGAAAGATACGATCTTGAACTTTTCCAGAGAATACGGTTCGGGTCAGGCTTCCAAAAGGAGTTGAAAAACCTCACCACCTCTACACAGCTTCCCTATGTTGTCGCCTATGATCCTCGCGACGAAAATAATAGTACTCATGTAGTTGACGTTTCAGGAGTCCCTAGACCTTCCTGGTTGAGAATATCAGAGATAAGATATCACTCTGCAGCAAGGGAAGAAACTTGTGAAATAAAGGCAATCACGGATTATATTCATTCGTCTGCTGATCCGGTGGTTCTCGCTCCATACTCTCAATATATCGCTCCGGGGTACTTGAAACCTGTATCTGATGATACTGCAAGTACAGTCCAGAGCATAGTAGAAGACACCGTTGAAAAACAATTATCTCCAGAAGTTTGTACCCTACTCTCGAAAGACGAGGAAAACGGAACTGCAGTAGTACAAACCGCATCAGGAAAGCTGGTAACGGTGCGTATATCATGATTCGGTATATTGCTGGAGATGGGACCGGATATTATGACTGTGACGGATCAGCAGATCAGGGAGTAATAAACGAGGCTCTTTCATGGGCTAATTCCAATCCTGGTAATCAGGTACATCTTAAGGGGCCTTACACATATGACCTTACAGGTCCGCTTCGCGTAGGTTCATCCACTATTTTTTCTGGAGATAGTACAGCGAAACTTCGCCTTAATGATTCCTGTCTATGGGCTTCTGGGGTTCCTACCATCGGCCAGATTGGAGGTGGAGGTACAGCAACCCACGATGTTGAGATATGCGGCTTTGAAGTTGATATGAATCAGGCTCACCTTTACCACTCAGGGACTGACAGGATACACGGAAAAGGATACTACAATACAATCCGTATAAGAGGCTCTGCAACAAATCCCGCTCTAAATATCAATATTCATGGCCTGAAATTGCATGACAGCCTCGGAGACGGACCGAGACTGGAGTATGCAAAAAATATCAAAGTACATGATTGCACAATGTACAATCTTCAACATGCTTCTGTTTTTTGTATTGACTGTGAAGACATCGTTATCAACAATAATAATATCCAGCAGATAACATGTGCAGCCGTTAGACTTGATAATTGCCGGGATGCAGATATTTATAAAAATACTATCAAGGATTGGGTCGGGGCTTCATACGCTCCAAAAGGAGGGGCTTACGGGGTCCAGATAGGAAACGAACCGAGCAAATACGGGCACACTTCATTAACAAATAATATTAATATTTATAATAATAACATAGAGTCTGGTGCGTGTGGTATTGAGCTTGAAGATTATCTCACGACAGCCGGAATCACTGCACAAAATGTCCATATTCATAATAACATACTAAATAATTGTGGGTGGACAAATTGGGCTAACTATTTTTCAGGAATATCATTCTATTCTTGGGGCAACGGGGTCACCATCGAGTATAATACGATAAGAGGCTCATACAGGGCCGGAATCCTTGTTGCGAGTGCAATAACAAGCGGTGTAAGTGCTAATGTAAACAACAATAATATAATCAATACTGTCAGAGCAAATGGTTCAGGTGGTTTCGGGATATGGAATAAAATACCGTCCTCATTTTCAGTTATATCATCGAGTAATTATCTCAACAATAACATTTCTGGTGATTTTTCAGGGGTTTCTCCGGTTTCTCAACGATATAGCTACATTGATAATGCTGTACCAGTTGAACCACCTGTCGAACCTCCGGTGGTAGATCCCGGAGGCGATGACGAACCAACACCAGAACCACCTGAAGAAGAACCCACAACAGGAATAATAGAGGGATCTCAAGGAGTCATGCTTCCTACAAATGATGGTCATTATGTTTTTCAGAAGTTAAGAGATCCAACTCCGGGCGATCAGGTATTACTTTTTCCTATGCCTGGAGGGGATTACTGCCTGTTGAAATTATCAAATGTTGCAACCGGGACAAAAACAACCATCGTCCCGGACGGTAAGGGGAATTATTACGCTGTAGAATGAGGTAACAACAATGCCAGTCGTAGACGGAAAATGCAAAATAACGCTTAATGCAGTGGATTTTGAGGGGCTTCTTAGCAGTGTACCTGACCACTCAGCCGCGCATGAATATGGCGGTTCAGATGTCATAAAAATAGACGATCTTGGAGCACCTGACGACAACACGGATTTAAATGCCAGCACTTCAAAGCATGGATTATGCCCGAAGGGAACTGGGACAGGGACAAAATATCTTAAGGATGACCTCACGTGGGGAACTCCCGAAGGGACTGGGGGAGTAACTTTTGGGACTACCGCAGGAACGGCATGTGAAGGAAACGATTCAAGATTATCCGATTCAAGAACACCTGATGATCATGCAGCCTCACACGCAAGCGGAGGAACTGACACTATAAAAATAGATGATCTCGGAGCAGCAGATGATAACACAGACTTAAATGCCAGCACTTCAAAGCATGGCCTTTGTCCGAAAGGAACGAATACTGGGAAGTATCTCAAGGATGATATTACCTGGACTACAATATCAATCGATGGTGGAACTCCTGCGACTGCTGTAAATACAATCCAGTTCAGGAGGGCAACGTCGGCACAGTTAGCAAATGGCAATCCTGTGTTGGCCGCAGGAGAACCCGCTTTTGAAACTGACACATTCGTATTTAAAATCGGTAATGGAGTCACTGCTTATAACTCTCTGCCTCCGCTGAACCTCACTTCTGGTACGCCTACCGCCGGAAGCGGATACAGAAAAGCAATTATTATCAATCATTCATATGTTACCTGCGACCTCACCAATTTCCCG